CATTGGAGTTCAGTATAACAAATCTGTAACTAAAATTGAAGATGTTTTCGGAAAGGGGGCGGATGGATCTGCTAGCAGACGCGCTCCTAGTAATTTGCCAAGTGGTAAAGACATCATCAAGCACAACATGCAAGATTGTGCGCAAGCCTCAAGATCAAAAGATATTAATGAATAATCAATACGAGGATATGCAAGACGAGATTGAACGTCTTCTAGCTCGTTATAGATCAAAGTGGCAATTGACCGCTTTGGCATGGCTAGATTATGATGATATCTCACAACTGATTCGCACCCATATTTACAAGAAATGGCATTTGTGGGACCAAAAGCGACCCTTCGCGCCTTGGTGTGCGCGGCTGATCTATAATCAGATTAGGAATCAAATCAGGAATCATTATGGTAATTTTGCGAAGCCGTGTCTCAAATGCTCTCACTATATGGGAGGCGAGGAATGTTCGCTTAACAAAAGCGGCAACATTAGCGCGGAATGCAGTTTATACGCCAAGTGGAAAAAGAAAAAAGAAAAGGCTTACAATCTTAAACTACCTTTATCTTTAGACCCCGCCGTTTCTATTGGAGAGACCTGTATTAAAGAAGGTATAGACTATGAGGAGAAAACTGGGACGCTTCATGAACTTATTATTAATAAAATAACCAACGATAAACAAAAAGAGATTTACAAAATGATCTATGTTGATCACTGCTCTGATCAAGAGGTGGCGGAAAAGTTTGGTTTTAAACAAGATAAGAAAAACAGGAAAACGCCACGATATAAGCAACTAAATAACCTGAAGAAGAAATTCTACGAAATCGGGAAGAAAATAATAGAAGAGGAGGATTTGATTTGAACAAATACAAACTTTCAGACGAAGAAAAGCAACAAGTGATCAGAGAATTTAAAAAAGACCCTGATCTTAAGCGCATTACACAAGTTGTTTCTGGTGATCCAGAGGCAGACGGTCGTCATAAGATAGGCAGGGCTATAAGAGCCTTTTTAAGCGAGCAAAACAAGGAATACAAGACTACAAAGCACGAAGAATGTAATGCAGTCAACCTAACGGAACAACAAAGGGATTTCCTTATGGGCGACCATATCGATTCTGACATGACTCCACTTGATATCGCTCGTATTGTTTTTGAGAATGGAGAAATTAAGAGTTTAAGCCTACATCACCGTGCTGTTATCAACTTTCTTACTCAATATCGACCAGATATCATCAACGAGAATGAAGTGGTGACTTCTGAAAGGTGGAATCCGCCGACAGCAGTTTCAAGGTCTGTTAAAAAAGTAAACGATTGGGCGGGTCAGGAAATATCTATAGAAAGCATTAGCAACAAGCATGAAAAGATGATGCGTATGCTTATCAAGTATCTCCACAGCCCCAGATTGAAGCAAACCATAAATGAGTATTGCCGCGTTACTGACAGGGAGTTATTTGAGAGTGAATTTGTGCGAGCGACATGGGATAAGCCCGATTTGACCTCCGATGAGCAAAATCAATACATAACCCTATGTACCAACTACGTCAGAATTAAGCACATACAGGCGCGACTAGATAAATTGAACAAGATGCTCGATGACATGGGTGACGACGCACAGGGGGCAACTATACGCTTTACAGAGCTTATTAAGACCACTAGTGAGGAACTCAATCAATGCGAGAAGCGAGTAGAGGCTCTTACGAAGAGTCTGAATGGTAGTCGTCAAGACAGATTGAAGGCAAAAGGTGAAAGAAGTGGATCTATCGAAGCTTTGGTTGAAGCGTTTCAAGACAAGCAAGATCGTGACCTTATGATCAAGATGGCTGAAATGAAAAAACGCCTTGTGGCAGATACTGCGGATAAGTTGGAGACAATGAATGAGTTTAAGGCTCGCGTCCTTGGGATTTCAAAAGAAGAATTATTATGAGTGAATTTGAATGTAAAGAATGCGGTAAAACCTTCACATCCAGAAGGGGTTTACACCAGCATACAAAATGTCATTTTGACAGCCTTGCGGAGTATTATGTTAAACACCATCCACGCTACGATCTATTTTCAAAAGAACCTATACCTTTTAAAAAATACAGTCAATATGTGGATACTGATTTTGTTTCTTACGACAATTATTTAAAGTGGATCAAGGTAAGCCCATCGTCCGAAGTAAAAGAATACATTATTAAGAAATTTAAACAAAAAGCAGAACACAAAGAACTTGGGTTTATGCCGCCCAATGCTTTTTATGATTTGTATGAGATGCCGAACATCATGACCATGCGGAATGTGTGGGGAAGTTACAACGCATTTTGCAAAGAGATTGGTCTTCCAGTTAAGCTAAACAAAAAACTTCCAGAATCATTTTGGAGTAATGATGCCTCAGATATTACTGTGATGGTTGACACAAGGGAGCAATTACCGTTTTCATATAAAAATAGTATTAGTCAGAAACTGGACTTTGGTGATTACACGGCGGCGGGGGAAGATTTCTCCAAGACATTCGTGGACAGGAAGTCTGTTGGCGATTTTAGATCGACTTTTGGTAAGGATATAGATAGGTTTAGAAGAGAAATGGATCGTTGTGTTCAGTTTGATTCTTACATGTTTGTTGTAGTCGAGGATTCCATCCAAGGAGTGAAAGAGGCTAACAAAAAAACAAAATTCAAAAGCAATCTTAATTATGTATGGCACAATGTCCGAGATCTTATGACAGAGTATCCTGATAACCTTCAATTTATATTCGCTTATTCGCGCAACGGAGCTAAAAAGATTACTCCAAAAATTTTAAAACATGGACAGGATTTATGGAAGGTAGACTTGCAATACTATATCGAAAATAGGGTTTGCGGTAAACAAAGGGTCAGCATGAAAAGGTGATCGTATTAAAAAGATTTTATAATTATAAAAAAACAAATTTAGAAAGAATTTAGATTGTGGCTTGGGATAAAGGAAAACAGCGTTATAGATATGAGTATTCAGCGACGAAAATCAACGAGAAATTGTTGGCTATTGAAGGGGATATGAAAGAAGAGGAGGCGAAATATCAACTGTATCGTTTTTTACGAAACAATGTTGGTTATACTTGCGAACTCTTTCTTGGGGTTAGATTATTTCCGTTTCAGGAAATGGCGATAAAATCTATGATGATCGGAGATTACTCGATGTTCGTCTTTTCTCGTGGTTTATCAAAGACTTTCTCAACAGCCATCTATGTTATTTTAGAATGCTTATTGAATCCTAGCGCAAATATTGGTGTTATTGCTGGGACATTCCGTCAGTCCAAACAAATATTTTCAAAGATTGAAGATATCATGGCAAAGCCCGAAGCGGCTATGGCGCGAGAGTCTGGATACAAGCTTTCCAAAGGAACAGATGCATGGACAATGAAGATTGGTAAAAACAAAGCAATTGCTTTACCCTTGGCTAACGGGGAGAGACTTCGTGGTTTTCGTTTTAATCGTATTGTGCTTGACGAGTTCCTAACCATACCAGAAAAGATTTTCACCGAAGTTATTTTGCCGTTTCTCGGTGTTGTTGAAAACCCTACGGAAAGGGAAGAGATTTACAATATAGAGAGTATGTTGATTGACTCTGGAGAAATGAAAGAGTCTGACAGGCATGTTTGGTCCAATAACAAACTAATCATTCTATCATCGCCAAGTTTCAAGTTCGAATACATGTATAAATTATACTGTAAATACCGAGACCTTATCAGCGGCGTATACGAGAGTGCCGACGAAGAAGATGACGAGGACGCGGCGGATGATGCTTATCGTATTATTATGCAGTTAAGTTATGACTGTGCGCCGAATACACTTTATGATAAAAACCTTTTGAAGCAAGCTAAATCAACAATGAGCGAAATGCAGTTCGAGCGAGAGTTTGGTGGTCAGTTCGTGGATGAGAGTGATGGTTATTTTCGTTTATCTAAGATGATGAAATGCACTATTCCTGATGGCGAATACCCTGCGGCAGAAGTGGTGGGTAATCCTAAAGATCAATACATACTATCATTTGACCCTAACTGGGCTGGAAATACAAGCGCCGACCACTTTGCTATGCACGTGTTTAAGCTATTGCCTGACTCCAAGAAGTCTTGCTTAGTCCACAGTTATGCAATCGCGGGAGTTTCTCTAAAAGACCACATGAGGTATTTTCATTATATATTAACTCATTTTAATATCGTGGGTATCTGCGGTGACTATAACGGAGGGGTTCAGTTTATCGACAGTTGTAACGAAAGTGAATTATTCAAATCGTCAAATATCAATATTGGAGTAATAGGAATGGATATTGACAAATCAGAAGAATATAATGACAACATGGTCAAGCTTAAAAATGAATATAATATTAGTGGTAGAAAATATTGTATTCTAAGGAAGCCCACATCTCAGTGGATTCGTTCAGGAAACGAACTACTTCAAGCAAATATTGACCACCAGAAAATTCTATTTGGGGCTAGATCGGTAGATGACCACTTTGACGCTCAAAGAAAAAAGAAACTTCCCATTACTCAGATAAAATGGGACATGAATATCTTGGGTAGCAACAATTCTGCTAAGATGATCGACTTCATAGACCACCAAAAAACCATAATCGAACTTACAAAGTCAGAATGTGCGAATATTGAAGTTAAGAGCAACCCCCAAGGTAGCCAATCTTTCGATTTACCCCAAAATCTTAAGAGAGCAACTGGTCCTAACAGAGCGCGAAAAGACTCCTATTCCGCACTAGTTCTAGGAAATTGGTTTATCAAACTATACTACGACATGAATGAAGCAAAAGATAAACCCAAACCTGTTAACGACTTCATTCCAAGAATCATAAAGTAAAAAATTCGACTTTGAAAAGTTAAAGTGTAACAATTGACATGGCGAAAAAGAGAAAATATACAAAACGTTCCGATTACTGGGAAAAAAGAAAAAATCAAGGTCAAGATAAGAGCTTGGAGGCACTTGCGTCAGCAAATCAGCCAGAAGTCTTTGAGCCAAAAATGCTTGGAGATAACCTATACGAAGCTACAGCCTCAAGAAGCCTTCGCCCAAATAACGCGCAACGTTCTAAATCTAGAAAAAACTCAACAGCCACAACCTTGGCGACAGATCGTTTTAAGAATATCGATGACGGTTTATTGCCGTTTGCCTACTCGGAAGACTCTGTTAGTGCTGGCGACGCAATTAGGTTGACTCAAAAAGCTTATTTTAATATTGCGGCGTTTCGTAGCACAATCGATCTTCTTTCTGAGTTTGCAGATGCAGACATCTACCTTGATGGTGGAAGCGTAAAATCACGTAAACTAATCAAGGCTTGGTTGCAAAGAATCAATATCGACGATTTAAAAAGCCAATATTTTAGAGAATATTATCGATCAAGCAACTTCTTCGCGCACCGTATT